AATCAACAAATGACTTGGTTACAACTCTATGATTTTCTGGATAGAAACTTGAAAGAGGTAGTTATCGTTCTGGAATAGCTCTAATTTGTGAAAATTACGGTTACATTGAGCGTTTAGGTAGTCCAATGAACAATTTATCTAATTAAAGATAAACATGCTTAAAAAGCAAAATATAAGCGAAAAAAGAGAGGAGTATTTCAATGGCTGAGAGGACAATGAATTTAATAGTCGTTGAAATTTGGCAGTACGGAGAAGTTATTTTCAAAGGAAACAGCCAAGAAGTAAAAGAACATTTCGATTTTAGTAGCAAGCAGTTTGCACGACTTACTGCAATGGGAAAGGCCGTGCAAAAGGGTTCTATACCTCGTCCGCAAACAATGTATGCAATAAAAGTCGGAGAAGAAAAAACTGTAACTCATTTTTCGCACGGAGCGACAGATTTAATGGGTTCAGATCGCTTCAATCCTGAGGAAACAAAAGAAGAACGGCGATTAAGAAGAAGAGTTATAAGAGATATGGCGAGAGAAAGGTTTTATAAGAGTTAATGGACAGGTATGAAATGGCTATCGGTTTGATAGTTATAGCGATTGGTAGCTTTATTGCAGGAGCAGCTTGTGTGGGCATACAGCTTGAAAAAGTAAAAAGGCAGCGTGATGAAGCGCTGGACGTTTGGAGGAATTAGATGAAGTGCAGGAACTGCAGCAAGGAAATTAAAAAAGTAAAGTGCCACTTTTTCGGAGTGGGGGCCAATCCTGAAACATTAGGAGCTGTTGAGACAGAAGAGTATTACGAAGCAGAAATAAAAGGTGGTGGAGAGTCAGCATATTGGATTAATGTCCCAACTAATATCACCGCACTTGAATTTATTGATTATCCCTCAGATTTGATGGACCTTATCATTTGTCCTGAGTGTAGTCAATTTCCATTTATAGAAAATGTAGTAGAAACGTATAACGAGCGTGTAGATTTAGTATTTGAAGGAACAGAGGAGAAACAAGGTGAAGAAGTACATCGTTAAAGTGCCGTACAAGCCAGGATTGCACAGCTATTATACAGTGAGCACCAAGGAAGAAGCAGAACATATTGCTAAACAGTGTATAAATGCTGAGATTATAGAGGAGAAACAAGATGTGTAATTGTTATTCGTATAACGCAGATTGCGGCAAAGACAAAGCAATCGAATTAAAAGCCCCGCATACTGACAAAAGTGTGTCTGTTGATGCATGCATAGCTCCAGTTATTCAACATTTATGGGATAACGATATTTGGACTGAAAACTCGTGTTGTGGCCATATCGGTGCTGATAATCGACCAGAATATTGGGGAGGTGCAGGACCAAGTATTGTGCTTGGTCCTGGTGTTGATAATTATTCTCGTGTTCGAGAATTAATTGCAGAAGTGGATGATAGACAGTTCAGGATGTCGCAGTGGAAACGTGTGATTGTGTAGGAGGCTCAGGATGAAGAAGTTTGAAGAAGAATTTAATTATTTAATTGAGTTATCTGGGAAAGTCCTAACAGGTCAAATTGAAGCAGAAAAATTTGAAAATCAAAGAGCTATTTTTCTAAATGAATACGGCCAAAAGCAGCAGCCAGAGATTCCAGAAGTTCCGCAGTTTGTGGCGGAATATATTGAAAGATGTAAAAGATCTGACTGCGGTCTTATATGGGCTGTTAGACCGGATAGAGATGCTAATGAGAATTCAGAAAAAATTTATGATTGGCTTTATCCAAATGGGGTGAGATTATCGGACGGTACGTTTCCAGAACCGTTTGAACCAGATAACCTTGTCCGACCAGACAAAGAAAATCACATAAAATTTGCTCAAGCATGGCTCAACGGCTACACAGTCGAAACTCCCAAAGCGATAGTTACCCCTTGTCCAGTATGCGGATACGAAGAGGTAGAATCGAATTTTTGTTCAATTTGCGGAAGGAAAAATGACTATGAATGAAAAGTGGAGAGATATTAAAGGATACGAAAAGCTATATCAAGTATCGGATTTAGGTAGGGTGCGTAGCATGCCTCGCTTAGTCCATGTATCTGATGGGTATTTAAGGCCTATATCTGGAAAAATAATGAAACAAGGTAATATAAAGGGCTATAGAGGTGTGACTCTTTGTAAAGACGGCACAAGGCTATCGTGTTCTGTACACAGGTTAGTCGCAGAAACTTTTATTTCTAATCCTTTAAATAAACCGGAAGTAAACCATATTAATGAAAATAAGGCAGATAACAGAGTTGAGAATTTGGAATGGGCAACTTCTAAAGAAAATGCTAATCATGGAACTCGTAACGAAAGAGCTTCTAAAGCAACTTCGAGAGTTACTATTCAATACGATATCAAAGGACGCCCTCTAATGGTATTTAAATCAGCTCGTGAAGCGATGAGACACACAGGAATTCATAATACGGATATATCTGCTTGTGCCAGGGGATTGAGGAGCACAGCAGGCGGCTTTATTTGGAGATATGACAGCATGGAAACTGGAAGCTATGAGCAGATTGAGGTGCAAGAATGAGCGAGCAAAAATATTATGTGAAGCTAAAAGAGGAGTTTCAAGCAACTGGTGTGACTTTCGCAGATATGCGTTTGTACCTTGGTGAAAATGGTGCTCTTGATCTAAAATATTTTGCACACCCTTTTACCAAATCAGAACTTGCTGAAGTCAAGGGTGGAGCTTTTTATAAAAAAGCGGCTTTCTGCGAGTTTATGGAGCTTCCACCAGATTGGGAAATGAGAGATGAGAAGGATAAGTGGTTGTGTGAATGGATTAATCCACTCATTGAGCTTGTTCCTGTGGAGGAAGAAGAATGAACCATTTAATCAGTATTCTTTTTGAAGCAATAGCGCAACTTGAGGAAAATTTGGACGAATACAAAAAGAAGAATTATGATAATTCTTTTGACAATGCCATAGGACTTGCTGAATGGGGAATTGAATGGCGAAAAGAGCAAATCAAGGAAATCAGCGCTACACTCAACCCACAAATTCCAGAACCATACGCAAGCATGAGCCGTGAAGAAATTTTAGGAGGGATTGGACAGTATGCAAGATTTTAGCGAATTAGAACGACTAATGGACAATGTGAATAAAACTCTGATTAGTGAATTCGATAAAAAAATTATCGAAAAACTTGGTACAGAAGTTAAAGAAAATAGTCTTAATATACAAACCTATAAAGATTTAGTGAAATTTACAAAAAGTATTGAAACTCTGCTATGGGTTTCTAATAATATCCAATCTAAGGTAACTTCAGGAAGAGGTTTTTATGAATAAAACAAAGCTGCAAATCATGCGTGAGAAGAAGGGGCTGACTGTAATTGAGCTAGCAAAAAAGGTGAATGAGATTGAACCATCTTTTAAAGCAGGAATTATGGCCATGACTTTAGCAAGTATAGAAGCAGATGGAGCAGGATCAAATTCTGACGGTACGGGTCTTATGGTACAAGTAGTTGCCCAAGCCCTCGGCTGCTCGGTAGATGAATTGGTGGAGGAGTAAAGATGAGTAAAGACACAGCACGACAAGAAGTAGAGAAAGTCTGCTTTGCTTATGAAAAAGCAGGGGAAACAGGCAATAAGAAGGACTGGGGCAAATTCTATGATTTAGAAGAAGCGTTAATCAATAAAGTCGAAGTTGCAAATCAGCCTAAACTCAGCATACCGAGGAAGATTGCAGAGGAGTTGGACCAAGAAATTGTGGCTGACGATATAACGAAGTTCGCAATGTTCCACGAAGGATTTGAGCGTTTATGGTTATCGGACGATCTTACAAAATACTGTGTGGATTATAAAAATTATGCTTTAGCATCTGCCTATCTCGCAGAGAAGGCGCTCGGTGTTGAGCTTGTGGAGGTTGAGGGATGATATGGATGTTATTGACCTTTCTAAAAAGAAACGTGAGAAAAAATATTCTGGTCGTTTCAAAGTAACAATCAAGACAATTGAAAGTAAAAATTCTATTTTCGTTCAATATTTAATTGAGGTAGAAGAAACTTTTACAGATGGCGAATGGCAACGTAGAAGATCGAGAAGTAAGTATTATCATGGGAGTGATCCTAAAAAGGAAGCCCAGCGAATAATTGACCAGATTAAGAATGAAGAGAAACATATTACTAATACGGAAAGTTATTATGTGGATTAGCTGAAAAATAGCCCGTTTTAACCAAAATAAAAAAAGCCTTATAAAGGCAGTGATTACAAGGGAGTACAGCTCATAAAGCCACTTCCGATTATATTATATATTTACCATAGTTAGAGGAGAAAGAAAAAATGTTGAAATATTTATTTTCGTTATTTAAACAAAATAAGAGTGAAGAAGTAGAACCAAGTGAAGAATTAAGCCCAGAAGAAAAAATTAGAAGTCAGTTTAAAATCAAAAAGAAGACATATGGAGATGGTCGTGTCATATTTCTTGTAGATTCGTATGATTATATGCCTGTGCGCTATAAAACTCTGGAAGAAGCAAGGGAAGGTTTGGATGAAAAAGTAAAGTCTGTGCTCAGGGATTATATTGTGAGCGAAGAGGTAGTCAAATGAAATCAAGCTGGAAGAAGCAAAGGCTTGCTACTAAGAAGCGGAGTATTAAGTTAATGAAGTGGAAGAATAACTTCATTAGGACATATGGATTTAAAAGGATAGCATCATTTGGCGTTAGAGCCAGTGAAGCAGCACGGAAAATGGCAGATGCTTTCTATCCTGTTCTTAAATATATCAGAGATTTACGGAAAGCAAATGAGGTAGTGGAATGAAAAAGCCTGTTTATGAAGAAATTAAAACATACGGTGGGGATATCATAGGTAAAAATATTATCGGATATGAAATGGTATCCAGACCAGGATTTTCTAAAATTAGACATAAGAAGCGTATTAAGAGAAAAATAAATAAAAACTTGACTCTTGATGACTTTAGGAAGGCTGGAAAAGGATATGCGAACATTGTTAGAGCATTTGCGGAAGGGATGGCAGAGGTATTAAAATGAATAAATTTATTGAAAACACAGTGGTTGGTATTGTCGTAGCAGGATTTATGGTGCTGTTTATTGCAATTATATTCAGTATTGTTAAATGGGTTCTTGGATTTTAAAGGAGATAAAATGTCATTAATAGAAGAAATAAAAAGTATAAACCAAGAATCATACCAAAAATGGTTTGAACGCTGGTACGAAAAGTATGACTTGGTAAATAAAATAAAAAAGTCTGCAATGAAAGGCTATGTAGGGTATATGATTCCTGTTAGTGAAGTTGAAGACAAATATACTAGAATACGTCGAGGAAGTCCTAAAACACTTAAACTTTTAAAAAATAAGCTCGGTGATGGATTCGAAGTATATTTAGAAGAAAAACATGGAAAGAATATTTTTGGATTTGATACATATAAATCCTATATCCAAATTTATTGGAAATAACAAAAAGCCCGCTGGAACGGGCTTAGGCATGAGGTTTATCTGTCTATATTATAACATACTGGAGGAAGTTTATTCATGGCAGATAAGCTAAATAAAATTATAGGAGATTATGTCAACGGTCGTATACAAGCTCGTATTCAGTCCATAGAGAGCAGTTATATGTATAAGGCTAAGTCTGATAACTTAGGTATTAGAACAGCTTACAGTGGTGGAGCAGAGCCTGAGAGTAAGACACTTAACCGAGAAGCTATGGAAGAAGACGAGGAACTGATCCGATTGAAAGAGATTGTCAAGCAGTTCTCTCTATGGTACGAGCCATTGATTTATACAAACAAAGAGATAATCAAATCAAAGCATCTAGGTTACGGAGGTGCAACATGGAGTATGGTTGAAATGGATCTTAGGCATAAAGGAATCTTCTTAAGCATTAGACAAATAAAGTTAATTTATTACCGTTTCAGAAACGATATAGAAGTAAACTTGCTGCATGTTCTCTAAAAATCGGTGTCCGAAAACGTATCGAAAACGTGCTAAAAATGTACAAAAGTGAATCGTTAACCTCTATTTTCGGTGCTATACTTGTATTATGAACAATTCGGCAGAACACAAAATTGTAAGTCTCGGTGAACAAAAAGTGCTGAAATTGTTTGTAGCTGAGCGAGCAGCTAATTAAATCTCGATACTGTAGGAACTCTTTACGGGTTCAGACGTTGCTGGACGGTAAAACCAGTATAACTTGACAACGGAGTCTTTACAACAAACAAGGACTTAATAGTACTAGAGGTTACGTCCGTTGTATCCAACGTTGGTTTATCCGACGTCAGTAAGTGGACTTCAAAGCTAGGAGTTCAGTATTAAATGGTTTCAGACATTTCCGTTTAATAGTATGTAAAATGTCTGTTCACAGGATATGGGGCAGTCTGGTAGCCTACTCCTTTTGGAAAGGAGATGTCGTTGGTTCAAATCCAGCTATCCTGATTATATTTTATTACAGGTTGTCCAATGGGCAGCCTTTTATTGTTGGAAAGGAGATTAAATGCCAGTATTAGAAAATGCAAGACATGAGAAATTCGTTCAATGCCTAATTTCTGGCATGAGCCAACGAAAAGCATATAGAGAAGCGTTTAAGCAATCATCAAAGTGGAAAGATTCAACTGTAGATGTAAAAGCAAGCGAACTTTTTGGTAAGGTTTTGGTAAGGTATAAAGAACTTCAAGAAGAAGCTCAAGATGCTGCGATTATGACTCGTAAAGAGCGAATGGTCACTCTATCAGAGATAGCTAAAAACGCTGAAAAAGAAGCTGACATGATTAAGGCAATTGATACCCTTAATAAAATGGATGGCGATTATACAAGCAAGGTAGAACTCTCTGGAGAAGTAAAAACTAATCCTTTTGCTGAATTAAGTGTGGACGAGCTTAGAAAGTTGGCAAATAGAGATGGATAAGATTGTGCTAGGGGCTAAAATTGAGCTGGCTAAGCGTTTTTTCTTTGACTATTGTAATTTGATTATGCCTAGCTTTTACAAGCGAGACAGGGCTTATTTGGTCTCTGTGTGTAATGAATTTCAATCCTTTTTAAATGATGATGAACACGATGTATTAGTTTTAAATATGCCGCCACGTCACGGGAAGTCTCTTTCGCTTGGTCGATTTGTTGAATGGATTCTGGGGAATGATCATACAAAGAAAATCATGACTGGATCATATAACGAAACCTTATCCACAGTTTTTTCTAAAAATGTGCGTAACACTATTCAAGAAACTAAAGCAGATGTGAATAAGATTGTTTATTCAGATATATTTGATGCCAAAATAAAATTTGGTGACGGTGCAATGAACCTCTGGAGTTTAGAAGATGGTTATAATAACTATCTCGCAACTTCTCCAACAGGTACTGCGACAGGTTTTGGTGCTGATATTATTATCATTGATGATGTTATCAAAAATGCTGAAGAGGCAAACAATGTAGCAGTCTTAGATAAGCATTGGGAATGGTTTGTTAATACCATGCTTTCACGCTTGGAATCTGGCGGTAAGATAATTATTAACATGACACGTTGGCATAGTGAAGACCTAGCAGGACGAGCTTTAAGAGAGTTACCTCAAAATGGTTACAGAGTAAAGCACGTTAATCTTAAAGCCTATAACGAACAAACAAATGAAATGCTCTGTGATGAAGTACTTACTTTGGAAGATTATAAACGTAAAGTAAAGACAATGGGCCCAGATATTGCGAGTGCCAACTACCAACAAGAACCAATTGATATTAAAGGGCGCTTGTATGGAGAGTTTAAAACTTATCAATCACGTTCAAACTACATTAAGATTTGGAATTACTGTGATACGGCGGATACTGGTAAAGACTATCTTTGCTCTATTGTATGGGGAGAAACCTCAGACGGCTTTGCGGATGTCCTAGATGTTGTTTACACACAAAAACCAATGGAGTACACAGAAAAAGCAGTAGCTCAACAATTAATCACTCATAAAGTAAATGTATCAAGGATCGAGCGCAACAATGGTGGTCGGTCTTTTGCTCGTTCAGTACGAGAAAAGATACAAGGAAATGTTGCTTGTGCAGTAGAGGACTTCTATCAAGGAAATAACAAAGAAGCCCGTATTTATTCAAATAGCTATTGGATTGAGCAGCACATACGCTTTCCGAGTGACTGGCGTACACGTTTTCCAGAATACTACCAAGCTATGACAACTTACCAAAAAGAAGGCAAAAACAAACATGATGATGCACCAGATGCAACAACGGGTATTGCTGAATCTATGAATGGAAAAAGGGTCAAAGCTGGATTGAAATCTTTTAAAATTTAAAAGGAGGATAGTAATTGGATATTAAACCAATTCAACTTATGACTTTTTCAAAAGATGGAGAAATTACTCCTGAGATAGTGGAAAAGTTTATAGAAAAACATAAAGAAGAAATTGCACGCTATCAGTATTTAATAAATATGTATAAAGGCATCATGGATATCGCTTCTCAAAAAAAGAAGGATGATTGGAAGCCTGACAACCGATTAGCTGTGAATTTTCCAAAATATATTGTTGATACTTTTACAGGTTATTTTAATGGGATACCTGTTAAGAAATCGCATAAAAATTCTAAAGTTTTAGAAAAGCTGCAGTCATTTGATAATTTAAATGATATGGAAGATGAAGAATCAGAGCTTGCTAAGATGGCATGTATTTATGGCCGGGCTTATGAGTTGCTTTATCAAGATGAAGCTACACAAACAAACGTTATTTATAACACTCCTGAAAATATGTTTATGGTTTATGATGATTCCATCAAAGAAGAACCTTTATTTGCGGTAAGATATGGATTTGATGATGACGGCAAAATTCAAGGAGAAGTTTATACATTACTTGAGACGATTGAAATTAATGGGGAAGCTAGCGATTTAAGTTTTGGAGATAGAACTTACAATCCTTATCCAGATCTTCCTGTCGTTGAGTTTTACTTTAACGAAGAGCGAATGAGTATTTTTGAATCTGTAATTTCACTTGTTAATTCTTTTAATAAAGCAATCAGTGAAAAAGCAAATGATGTAGATTATTTTAGTGATCAATACTTGGCTTTTTTAGGTGCGGAAGTTGATGAAGAAGATGCTAAAAATATTAGAGATAATCGATTAATTAATTTTTATGACAAAAATTATAACGGACAAAATGGTATTGCATCAAAGGTAGAAGTAAAATTTCTTGAAAAGCCTGATAGCGATGCTCAAACAGAAAATCTATTGGATCGTTTAACAAAACTAATATTTCAGACAACAATGGTCGCAAACATATCAGATGAATCGTTTGGATCATCAAGTGGTGTTGCATTAGCTTATAAGCTGCAAGCTATGAGTAATCTTGCCTTATCTTTTCAACGTAAATTTCAGTCTTCACTCAATAAGCGTTATAAATTATTTTGTAGTCTAACGACTAATGAAGCTGGGAAAGACTCATGGAAAGATATTGAATACTCCTTTACACGTAACGAGCCTAAGGATATCAAAGAACAAGCTGAGACAGCAACACTGCTTATGGGAGTGACAAGTGAAGAAACTGCTTTAAGCGTTTTATCTGTTGTTCCTGATGTAAAGACAGAAATAGAACGAATTAATAAAGAAAAAGCTGACAATCCATTGTTTGACCAAGATAAGATACAGCAAGAGGAATCAACACAACAAAAGGAGTAATTTATGAAAACTCCAGATTATTGGATAAAGCGTGAAAAAGCTTGGCAAGCTCAACAGATTAAAGATGATAAAAAACGTATGACACAAATCATGGATAAACTTTTTGATGCACAAGAAGCTATTCAAAAAGAAATTAATGCGAATTGGCAGAACTTTGCAAATGGGCAAGGCATCTCAGTAAGTGAAGCTATGAAACGTGCAGACAAAATGGATGTTCAATCTTTTGGGCGAAAAGCTAAGAAGTATGTGGAGGAAAAAGACTTTTCACATAAAGCAAATCAAGTTTTAAAACTTTACAATCTTACAATGCGAGTGAACCGATTGGAGTTATTAAAAGCAAACATAGGCTTAGAGCTTATTGCTGTCTTTGATGAACTTGATAAGTATTTCTCTAACAAACTGACTGGAGTAGCATTAAATGAGTTTGAAAGACAAGCAGGTATTCTTGGTTTAACCGTTCCTAAAAATGGATATACTAGCTTAATAGAAACCGTGCTTAAGGGAAGTTTTAATGTGGAGGGATTTGCTAGTTTTTCGGATAAGCTATGGCAATATCAATTTGAATTAAAAGCAGATATTGAAAAACTTCTCATTAGATCCGTGACAAGTGGTATTAATCCTAAAGAGCTATCTCCCCAGCTTAAGAAATTAATGACTGAAGCGGGACGAGAGAATGCAACATATAACGCAAATCGTTTACTCATTTCAGAGACTACACGTATTCAAACAGCTATTCAAGAAGAAAGCTATAAAAGAGCTGCTATTGAAGAATATGAATACATTGCGGAGCCTGATGCATGTCCTGTTTGTAGTGCCTTAAATGGCAAAATATTTAAGCTAACCGACATGAGTCCAGGAATTAATGCACCAAATATGCATCCATGGTGCAAATGTAGTACTGCTCCACACGTTGATGATAAGTCTTTCTGGAATAGTTTGTTAAAGCGTGGAGTAATCAACCAAGATGAATATAACCAAGCTTTTGAGGACAGAGCAGAGGCTGATAGAGCGATTGAAGAATTGCGACAAAAAAGAAAAGGAAATAAAAAATGAAAGACAATTATTACAATGATGTCAAAATTGGTGAGGGGTTAATTATCAACGGTGAAAGGCTGAATCATTTAAAAGAATTAGAAATAAAATCAGGATTGGATAATCTTTCTGAAGTTACGGTGACCTTTTACGGTAAAATTGATGGTTTAGACAATTTTCCTCGAATTAATTATATTTTTGACGAAAATATTCATAAAAGCAATAGAAAGAATAAACAAAAAAAGACCGCAGCTGGACAGTCTTTTAATTTTAAAGTCAAAGGAATTGATTCTCCAAAGACCTTGTCACGGATAATCAGTCGTCAGATGGCTCGCTCAAATCTCCATTTCCGGTGATACCTATAATATCTTCCGCAAAAATTGTTAATGTACCATAGAATTCAGAGTTATCAAGTGTGCTAACATCCTTCAAATGTATTAAGCTTGTTTCTTCAGACGATTCATTTGTTTTTTTATCTTCAAACGTCAATTTCCATGCTTGATTTACAAAGTTTGATTCAAGTTCGGTTGAAGATACAGGTTTACCAACATATGTACCATTGGAAGTTAAAACAACTAACTCAGCATCTGAATCATTTTTCTGATTAGCTACCAAAACCATTGTGTACCAGAATTTGATGTAAGTATTTTTTATAGAACTCAAATTATTTATCCTTTCTATATAAAGACTAGGCAAATGAGCCAGTAATTCAATTATAACAAATATTTTTTTAAAACTTTAAACCCGTCGAGATTCACGGGTTTTCTTTTGTCCGTTTCCGATTGTAGTGGACGATAAATAAAACACGAGTAAAATCAGACTCCCAAGTCTTTAAATGCGAGTAGGAGGAACCAGAAATGGAACAAAAAACACTTTTACCACTTGATTTACAACTTTTCGCTGATGATCCCCAAGGAGCGGCAGGGACGCCTGAACCACAACCAAGTGGAGAACCAGAACCAGCTGGAGGCGATAATCCAAAAGATAATCCCGATCCAGGCAATGAAAAAGAACCAGTAGATCCAGAAAAGGTCATTGAAAAACTTCAAAAGCGTATTGGTAAAGAACAAGCTGATAAAAACGAAACAAAAACACAACTTGAGCAAGCCTTGGCACGTATTGAAGAATTGGAAAAAGGTGGCAAAAAGTCGATTAAAGAAAAATCTGACGAAGAAAAAGCCGCAGACCTCCAAAAAGAAAAAGATGACGAAATTGCAGCCTTAAAAGCACAAATCAAGCTTTCTAATATTACTAGTGAAGCTGACGAAGTATTAAAAGAAAGCGGAATTGCTCTTAAAGCTGAAGAACTTGCTCTATTGGTTGATGTTGATGAAGAAAAGACTTATAGCAATGTAAAAACATTCTTGGGCTTGCTTGAAAATCAACGTATTCAGTGGGAAAAAGAACGAAACACTGGAGTAACACCTAAAAAGGTGCCAGGACAACAAGAAGTGGATGCTTTTAAACAAGCAGTCGCAAAATATTAACAATTAGGAGAAAAAAATTATGGCAATTAAACTTTTTACAAAACAATTTACTGGTGTTCTACCAGACCTTTTCGCAAAGAAAACAGCTTTCCTTCGTTCATTCGGTGGCGTGCTACAAGTCAAGGATGGAATCTCTCAAAGCGACACATTCCTTGAGTTGAAAACAAGTGATACCGATGTGGTTATCCAAGAATATTCAACTGATGAAAATACAGGGTTTGGAACAGGTACAGGCTCTACTTCACGTTTCGGAGAACGTAAAGAAGTTAAATCTGTAAATACTTCTGTGAATTATGAAAAACCTTTGGCAATCAATGAAGGTATTGATGATTTCACAGTAAACGATATTAAAGACCAAGTTGTTGCAGATCGTTTGGCACTTCACGGTGTAGCGTGGGCCCAATATGTTGATACATTACTTGGAAAAGCTCTTTCAGAAAATGCAAGTGAAAATCTTGAAGTTACTTTAGATGAAGCTTCAGTGACTAAGCTCTTCTCTGATGCTCACAAGAAATTTGTAAATAACAACGTATCGAATGCTGTCGCTTGGGTCGCCTATGTTAATGCAGATGTTTATGATCTCCTTATTGATTCTAAGCTTGCTACAACCGCTAAAAATTCAAGTGCAAATGTGGATGAACAAACACTTTACAAATTTAAAGGATTTATTCTTGTAGAGCTTCCAGACGAAAAATTCCAAACGGATGAAGTAGCATATTTTGCAGCAGATAATGTAGGTGTTGCGGGGGTAGGTATTCAAATTGCTCGTGCAATGGATTCAGAAGACTTTGCGGGTGTTGCGCTTCAAGCTGCGGCTAAGTACGGCAAACATTTACCAGAAAAGAATAAGAAAGCAATCCTTAAAGCAACAGTAAAAAAAGCGTAGCCCCTACGGGTGTAACGTTGAATAAAACAACGTTATCACTCACAGTTGGGGCAAACGAAACGTTAACAGCAACAGTAACACCAGAAAATGCAGAAGATAAGTCGGTTCAATTTGCATCAAGTGATACATCAATTGCAACAGTAACACCAGTTCAAGGAAAAGTTACAGCAGTTGCAGAAGGAACAGCGACAATTACAGTTACAACTGCAAATGGTAAAACAGCAACTTGTGATGTCACAGTAACTCCTGCAGGATAGGGAGGTGCATATGTCATTAACCGAGGATATAAAAAGCCTTCTAAGTGGAACACCAGATGAACGTTTAGAGGTTATTGAAAAAAGAACTCGAGAACGACTACTTGTTATCATTGGCTCCAGTATAAAAGAGGTGCCTCAAGAGCTTGATTATATTGTCATGGATGTTGTCTTAAAACGATTCAATAGAATTGGTCAAGAGGGGATGCAGTCTTACTCACAAGAGGGACTAAGTATGACATTTGCTGAATCTGATTTTGACGAGTATGCCGATGAGATTGAATCATGGCGAAAATCAAAAGAAGCTGAGGGCGATAAGAAGATTGGGAGGTTCAGATTGTATTGAGATATTTAGATGAAGTTACTTTTATCAAAGAATCGTCCGACTCACATTATGACCCCGATTTAGGCGAATGGGTTGAAAAAGAGCCTTCCAGAACTGTTTTTAGTGCAAATATCACTGATATTGGAACTGACAGAAGTGTAAAAGTTTTTGGAGATATTAAACAAGGGGCAAAAGTCATGCGAATGATGCCCCTTTTTACTATGCCAGAATATGATTACATTGAGTTTGATAATAAAAAGTGGGCTTTAACGACTTACCGCAATCCAAGTGAGCGAAACACTTTTATTTTGCAGGAGGTAAGCCAATGAAAATAACTGGGATTGATGCCTTGCAAAAGAAGTTGAGGGGAAATGCCACGCTTGATGATGTTAAGCATGTTGTTAAAAGTAATACCGCAAACATGAACAAGAATATGCAAAATCTTGCTCCTGTAGATACAGGTAATATGAAGCGTTCAATAACCAGTGAATTTACAGATGGAGGGCTTACAGGAACGACAGGGCCTCACACTGATTATGCTGGATATGTAGAGTACGGAACACGATTTCAAGCTGCACAGCCATTTGTTAAGCCAACTTTTGATGTTCAAAAGAAGGCATTCAAAAATGATTTAGAGAGGTTGACGAAATGATTAAAACTCGAGACCAATCTATTTTTGACGAATTGTTCAAACGAATACAAGTTTTGGGGTATACCGTTTATGATTATAAGCAAATGAATGAAGTGGGCTATCCGTTTGTCGAATTGGAGAATACTCAAACCATTCATGAACCAAACAAAACAGATATTAAAGGAACGGTAAGTCTTTCATTATCTGTTTGGGGCTTACAGAAGAAGCGCAAAGAGGTGTCTGACATGGCAAGCAATATATTTAATCAAGCATTGAATATAAGTGCCACAGATGGCTATTCTTGGGCTTTTAATCTACAAGCAAGCACCATTCAAATGCTGGACGATACAACAACAGATACACCGCTCAAAAGAGCGTTGATTAATTTAGAATTTAGACTAAGATAGGAGATTTAATATGGCAGAATTAACAGCCAAACAGGGTAAAGATATTATCTTGCTCTATCGTTTGCTTAGTAAAGCAACAGAAGAAGCGGCTTGGAAACTTGCTTTCCAAACAGAACACTCGAATGAAAAAACTCGAGATTACAACACTACAGCAACCAAAGATGGACCGGTTGGTGCTCTTGCGGAAGTTGAATATAGTTTATCTGCCACATCTATTGCAGCAAATGGTGACCCACATCTTGACGAAATGGACCAAGCGTTTGACGATGCAGCAATCCTTGAAGTTTGGGAAATTGATAAAGCTGAAAAAGGAACAGATACTGCAAACAATGGCAAGTACAAAGCTAAATATCTTCGTGCTTATCTTACAAGTTTCTCTTATGAACCTAATTCAGAAGATGCGCTGGAGCTAAGCTTGGAATTCGGAGTGTTTGGGAAACCTCAAAAAGGCTATGCCACACTTACTGATGAACAAGCGGATGTTGTTCAGTATGTCTTCAAAGATACAGTAAAAGAGACTACACCCTAATAACCCCGTAGTCGGTCAATCGACCGTAGGGGACGCTGAATTATAAACAACGAGTTAAAAGAGAGCTGAGTCTCTCTTTTATTTTTTTAAGGAGAAATAAAAATGGAATTAACAATTAATGACAAACAGTATGTTTTTATCTTCGGTTACCGATTCATTAAGGAGTTGAATAAAAAAAATGAAGTCACAGAGCGTGGGATGACTTTAAAAGCTGGCTTAGATAATGCTTTGATGAACTTCTTTAGTGGAGATATCGAAACACTTGTTGAGATGTTAAAAACTGCGAATGCAACAGAAAATCCTCGTGTCTCTGAGAAAGGGATAGTTGAATGGATTGAAGAAAATGGTATTGATACGCTTTTTGATTTAGTACTCGAAGAGTTAAAAAAGTCGGAATTTACCAAGAAGAAAACGTTGAATTTCGAGAAAGAAGTCAACAAAAATCTACAGTAATAGATTTTGAAAAACTCTATGAACAAGTTCAGTTAAATTGTTTGCGTTATCTCGGAATTGTCAATCTAAGAGATATAGAGCGCATGACCATTTCGGAGTATGAATTAAGACTGAAAGCTTATAGGCTAAAAAGGCTTGATGAGCAAGAATTTATTTACCAACAAGCATGGGCAAATTGGCAAGTTCAATCAACTAAGCAACAAGGTAAGAAGCAAGTTCCAGTTTATTCAACCTTCAAGAAGTTTTTTGATAAGGAAAAATTTGAAAATGAAATTCTAGGGATCGAAACTTCGGACAGTACTTTTAAAAAGGACAATAAATTAATTGACCTCATGAAAAAAGCAAATAAGTAAGAAAGGAGGAAAAACATGGAATCTTATAGTGTACAAGCGGTTCTGAGTGCTGTTGATAAAAATTTCACCTCAACCATGAATAAAGCAGATAGTTCAATGGGAGGATTAGATAAAAGATCACAAAATACAAATACTTCTATCCTGGATATTGCTAAAGGGGTTGGAGTTTTTAAACTTGTTGATTCTGCGGTAGGTTTGGTTAGAAATTCATTAGATGGCGCTATAAATCGATTTGATACTTTGAATAAGTATCCTGTTGTAATGCAGGCACTTGGTTATTCTGCTTCTGATGTTGATAAATCAATGGCAAAACTGAATAAAGGAATTGATGGCTTACCTACATCTCTTGATGAAATTGTATCCAATACTCAACAACTTGCTATATCTACAGGAAGCTTAACAAAAGGGACAGATACAGCTATTGCGTTAAACAATGCTTTTCTAGCTTCTGGTGCTTCAACTGCGGATGCAAGCCGAGGAATGCAACAATATGTTCAAATGTTATCTAAGGGAACTGTTGATATGCAATCGTGGCGCTCGATCCAAGAAACAATGCCCGTTGCAATGGATAAAGTTGCTAAGTCTTTTAAAGACCAAGGTGTAAATTCGGTTAGTGAGCTATATGATGCTTTACAAAGTGGGAAAATTACATTCGATGACTTCAATAGTCGATTAATTAAATTGAATGACGGTGTTGGAGGCTTTGCGGAACTTGCTAAGAAAAATTCAGCAGGGATAAAAACCTCGTTCAAAAATGTAAAAACAGCAGTAGTGAAAGGTTTGGAGAATGTTTTATCTGCAATTGATAACGGAATGAAGAGCGCTGGTCTTGGTTCAATCGCTGAGAATTTTGACAAGCTAAAAATTGTAGTTAATCAAGTTTTTAGTGCAATTACAAAAGCTATTCCACCAGTTATTAGTGTAATTGCAAGAGTAATCGCTACATTTAAAACTCTGTTTGAGTTCGTTAATCAAAATAAAGACTGGATTGGCCCATTAGTAGCTGGAATAACAGCTGGTGTGGCAGCATATAAACTATGGAAAGGCGCGATTACAGCTTGGAATAAAGTTACTAAGATAGCTACTGCAGTTCAAGTGGCCTTTAATGCAGTTATGAATGCAAATCCAATCATGTTGATAGTTATTGCAATTGCGGCTATTGTAGCAGGGTTAGTCTATTTCTTTACGCAAACAAAAACAGGTCAGAAAATATGGTCAAATTTTGTAAAATTTCTAGGTTCTGCATGGCAATCTCTAGTTAAAATTTCCAAAGATGTTTGGGATAATATTACTAAAGCTTGGGACAGCGCAGTCAAATGGTTCAGTGATACCTGGAACAACATCAAAAATGGAGCCAAAGGACTTTGGAATGGAACAATCCAAGGTGCAAAAGATGCCGTTGATAGTGTTAAAAACGCTTGGAACGGTATCAAGGAGTGGTTCTCTAATCTTTGGAAAGGTACAACAAGCGGCTTAGCTAGTGCTTGGGATAGCGTTACAACAACCTTAGCTCCATTTGTTGAGACAATAAAAACAATATTCCAGCCAATGCTTGAATTCTTTAGTGGATTATGGGATCAAGTTAAAACTATCTTTAGTTCAGCTTGGGAAATTATAAAAACGGTTGTTATGGGGCCAGTTTTGTTGCTCATTGATTTAATCACTGGGGACTTTAACCAATTCAAAGAAGATTTTGCAATGCTTTGGCAAACATTATTTACTAATATCCAAACATTAGTAATTACTTATGTCCAAATTATCGTTGGTTTCTTTACCGCGTGGGGACAAACTGTTTCTAATATCTGGTCAACAGTTGTAAACACAATCCAAAGTCTTTGGGGTGCTTTCACAACATGGGTCGTTAATATGGCTAAGTCTATTGTTGACGGAATTGTTAATGGTTGGAATGCCTTCAAGCAAGGTACCGTTGATTTATGGAACGCAACTGTTCAATGGGTCAAGGACACTTGGTCTTCATTTAAGCAGTGGGTTATTGATTCTGCCAATGCTATTGTGAACGGAGTCAAACAAGGTTGGGAAAACTTGAAACAAGGAACAATTGACTTGTGGAATGGTATGGTCAACGGTCTCAAAGGAATTTGGGACGATTTGAAACAAGGCGTTGGCGATCTGATTGATAATGTTGTAAGTATCTTCAATACCTTGAAAAACATCAACTTGCTAGACATTGGTAAAGCCATTATTGATGGTTTTGTAAATGGCCTAAAAAGTGCCTGGGAAGCGGGTATGAAGTTTATTGGCGGAATTGGAGATTGGATCCGTGAACATAAAGGACCGATTCGAGTCGATAGGAAACTTCTTATCCCAGCAGGGAATGCTATTATGGGCGGTCTTAATAAAGGTCTCAATAATAGCTTTAAGACTGTTCAAAATAGTGTGCTTGGTATGAATGATTTCTTGGCCAATGCAATAAATGCTGGTGGTTCTGTAGATATCGGTGCAAACATTCGCAATGCGAACAATTCAATAGGGGGCACAATTGCTCATGAAGTGAATTTAAACAAAGGTAAGCAACCTGCGCAAATCAATATACGTCTTGGGAAACAAGAGTTCAAGGCTTTTGTGGAGGATATTAACCAAGTTCAAGGCTGGGAAATAGCCAAAAATAATCTATACTAGGAGGAAAAATGTATAAATTTAGGGATACAACCAAAAGGAAACATCAATCTGAACATATCTTTATTCCAACTAGTGCCATGATTTATAAAGGAACATTTATAGAACGTCTTATTGAAGGTTATCAGACACTTTCAGTTGAAGGCAGAGAAATGTACTCCTTAAATCATGAAATGCAAGAACTACAGTGTGGAGGAATTATCACGAACACAAAACTTCCAGCACGTGTTCTGACCATCAAATATAAACTAGAGGACAAAGACTCGGAAAGCTTACAAAATAAGTTTGATGAGTTGATGGCCTTTTTATTTTCTGAAGAAGATGTGCTGATACAGTTCAATGATGATTTGGAGTATTTCTTCAAAGGACGTTATCAAGCTGCAGAACCAGTACCAGGCGATACAAATTCAATTATTTCTACTTTTACAGTAATCTGTGGTGATCCATATAAGTATGGCAGGGAACAAGTTTCTACAGGAAAAATTCTTGGAAGTCTTCCTTATCCTGTAAAGCCTGAGAGCATGAAAGTCATCATGAACACAGGTTTTTTGGATATTACAGATGGTAAGTATCATTTGAAAGCTTCTAATATTAAAAAAGGAGATGTTCTCTTCTTTGATTTTAGAACAGGAGATATTTGGGTTAATGGAAATTTAGCTCCTGATGTTTTAAATCTAGATTCTGACTTCAAAAATATTCGTTTGAGAACAGGTTCAAACTTTTCAGA